CCAAGAAACGGATCAGATTATGACAAAGCAAATGCACACTTCAGTTAAGGTTGATTTCTCATTTGAAGAATCAGCTACTTCGCAAGATATGGCACGCATTGAAAAGAAAGTTGCAACTTTAATCAAGAATTCTTCTTATGAAGCAACTGCAAGTTTCTTTTCAACACGAAATGAAATTACTGTTGTTATTACTTTTGACATTACATTTGCCCCACATAAGTTTGTTGATAAAACACGCTCTGTATTAACTCGCTTGATTGATAGCCACAAGCAACCTGCAACTTATCAATGGGATTTTACAACAATTTCCAATACAGAAATGGCGGTTGCATAATGACTACACAAAAACTTTGGGTCTCAGATAATGGCGATGTGACTTGCGAGCCACACTCAGGAATGTATTTGCGTTGCGCAATTGAGGCAAAGCCAAATGCAAAGAAGCATAAGACTCCACTTGATAATTGGTCGCTCTACTTCACCCATCTTCTTGGTGGCGAGAATCTAGTTTGTGAAACTTGCGTGCCTTGGGATTCACCAAATCATCCTTACAATAAGTTGAAGGCAGGTGCATAATGACACGCAAGAAAATACAAGTTGCAAAAGTTACGATGTTCATTGTTGGCAAAACTGCGGTTTCAGATGAAAAAGTGAATCGTTGGCTTGAGGTTTCAGGCAAAAAAGCAGATGAACTTCGCCTTGATGGTGTAAATGCAATTGGGTTTTACCCAAGCAAAATTGTTGCATATTACAATTTTTCTTATAGAGATGCCTCAGTTGATAAAACTGAGATTGTTTATTTAGCAAAGGCAGGTGCGTAATGCTACTCAAAGACAATATGCGTGTAGAAATCAAGCATCAGTCAGGCATTGAATATGGCGTGATTGAGTCTGCACAAGATGCAAGCAAAGCAGTTACATTTGCAATGAAAGTTACAGTAAAGATGGATGATGGCACTTACTGTGCCTTCCCGATTAGTTGGATTGAAGAGGTTAAGTAAAATGGGTGCATATAAAGAGATTTTTATTAAGATTCAGGATAATTCCTACAATATCGGGCGAAGCCTCATTGAGTCATCTGAAGAGGCTGATCTTGATGAAATTAAGCAATCCCTGAGAGAAGCAATCAAGAATTCAGCTTTAGCCCTAGCATTTATCGCAGAAATGGAATTACTATGAAACTCAATAAGCGTGGCGTTATCGTGATGTGGACATTAGCAATCCTCATTGTGAGCCTATTTACCTATGCAACCCGTGACATCTGCTATGTCGGCAATATGGAAGGCAATTTTGTCGGCTATGGTTCTTGTACCAAGATGATTGATGAAGCGATTGATAAGGTGCTTGGATAATGGCTACCAAAGTGCGTTCAATTAGGATCAGTGATGAACTTTGGGCAAAGGCGCAGGAAAAGGCGGGTGCAGATGGCGTGAGCAAGGTAATCAACGAACTGCTCAAGGATTGGGCGCAGGATGCTTAGATTCCTGCCCCCGATTATCTGCGCAATCCTCGCGCTTGGCGTAGGTCGAAGCATTATCTTTTGGGCAATCGCAGGATGGTTTCTAGGCTTTTGGGCGCTGATACCGATGTTCTTGCTCCCAATCAAGTATGACAAGCGCAAAGATATGGTCAAACATCAAGAAGAAGTAGAGAAGTTCAAGAAGGAACTTAAACACCTATAAATAGGAAAAGACCCACCCCTAGGAACGGCTAGAGGTGGGTCTTTTGTTTCCCCGATTAGTAGGAAAGATTGTGGTGCGATTAAATCATAGTGGTTTGGCTTCGCGGTGGCTAATCTCGCCCGAAAGCGCGGCGTAGCCACACATATCTGTAAATGTATCGTCAATCGGTGCATACGATGCGCGAGCTAGTTTAAGGCCAACCATCATCAATGAGGCTTGATATGCAGTAATTTCAACGCCAAGAATCACACTCCAAATACCTGCAATCCGTTGATGGTTCTCTAGCGGATCACCGTGAGCCTGATTTCTTTCTCCTGTTACAAGGCTCTTAGCCTTATCGAGAAATTCCCCCCTGTGCATATTTACCCCTTAATCTTCAAATGCTGGTTTTGCGAATCCTACGATATAAACAGGTAACTTCTTCTCATTAACCTTCTTGAATCCGCGTTGCTTTTGGGCTACTTCGCCCCCATTGCGCTCATCTGTGGACTTCTTCTTATCCCCTGCGGTATTGCCTTCGATGGTCTTAACCCAACCATCTCCAACTGCCACCACGATTCCAACGTGAGAGATACGATCCACGCCGTCTCCTGGGAAATCGCAAAAAATTAAATCTCCAACTTCAGGCGTAGCAGTCTCGGCATCTTGCCATTGCTTTGCCTTTTTGAAGGCAGTTGCACCTGCAAGAGTTGATGTGCAATCAGGGATACTTACGCCATTCTTGCGGAAAACCCAATTAACGAAGGCTCCGCACCAAGGCTGATTAGCCTTTTGATACTTAGTCTGATTATCGGCAGGGCCTTCGACATATCCAAGTTCAGCGCGAGCCGTCATTGCTACCTGATTACGCTGACCCATTTACTTTTCTACCTTATCTGACTTTGAAGCCTTAGCAAAAGCCTGATTGACCTCATCGCGTGTGATTTTGCCATCGCCAATATACAGGCGAGCAAGTTCAACTGATACATCGAGAACTGCAACGATTCCTGCCATAGCAGCAGAGAGCGCAGGTGAGATTTGCACAGATGAAACTGAGGAAACGATTGCTCCACCTGAGATAAATCCGGCTGATCCAATAATAAAGACTGCGAGCATACGCCCTAGGATGTCTTTAACGAGTGTCATTATTCCTCTTTTCTGAAGGTTTGGCGGGTTGCATCAATCATCATTGCGATAAAGATTGCATAGGTAACAATTGTTCGTGCGCTTCCTTCCAAAACTACCCACGCAACGAACATTCCAAGCAAGGTATAAGTTTGGTCGAGAATTGCATTGATAAACTTTTTCAAGGTTTTCTCCTATAGGCAGCAGCACCTGCGGCAGTCACCGCAGATTGGGTGGCAATTCCCCCTGCAATAATGGATGCGAGAACAGTATTTTGAGCTTTCTCGCGTACTTCAGGTGACATATCCGCGCCAACATTGGCAAGAGCCATTAACGCTTGCCCTGGGTCTGTAAAGATTGCGGAAATTAGCTCACTAGGATTTTCAAGCAAAGCAATTGCAACAACAACTTCAGCCGTCAAAATCACGCCGTTTTCAAGTTCAACAGGTGTATCAGGTGGCAGTGTTGCTACATCGACTGATCCGATTGCAACAGGATTCTCATAAGAAGGTGCAGGTGCAGGTTCGGCCACAGGTTCAGGAACGGGTTCGGGAACAGGTGCGGGTGCAGGAACAGGCGCAGGTTCAGGCTCAATTGCCGGTGGTTCGGGTTCAACTGCCGGTGCCTCAGGCTCAACTGCCGGTGGCTCAGGTGCAACTACAGGTGGTTCAGGCTCAATTACGGGTGCTTCAGGTTTGACAACCGGCGGTTCAGGCTCAATAACCGGCGGTTCAGGCTCAATCGCAGGTGGATCAGGAACAGGAACCGGCGCAGGATCGGCAATAGCAATGGGAGTTGGCGCAGGTGCGGGCGCTGATTGAACGGGCACAGGTGCGGGCGCGGGTGCGGGTGGCGTAGGTGCAGGTGCTTGCTCGACTACGGGCGCAGGTGCGGGTGTTGGCTCAACTGCGGGTGGGGGAGTAGGCGCAGGAACAGGTGTTGGAGTTGGCTCAGGTGTTGGAGTTACCACCGCAGTTGAAGTATCAGAAATGACTGTAGATGTCTCGCTCACAATTACCGTTGGTGTATCTATAACGGCAGTTGGAGTATCTGCAATTACAGTTGCCGATTCACTTACAGTTGGGCTTGGTGATGGGCTTGGAGATGGGCTTGGCTCAGCCGTAGTAGTTGTTGATTCAGGCATTGGGCTTGGGCTTGGAGTCGGATCAACTGTAGGACTAGGGCTAGGTTCAGGGGTTGGAGTAGGCGCAGGAATAACGCCGTTGTACCAACGCAAAGATGGATCAGTGAGGTTATCGCTGACATAGGTTGTATGGTGAATTAGCTCGCAAAAGTGAGCAGCAATGTTGCCTTTAGTTGCAAAGTATTGGTTTGAATTATCCCAACCTGTGCCAAAAGTGCCATTGGCACAAGTAACCTGCACCGCCCCTGTTTGTTGGGCTTGAGCCTCGGCAGGAAAGAAGAAAGAATAGGCAAAGATAATGCTTACAACAACAAAGAGCCTACTTGCTTTGGCTTTCGCAGAGAAGTTCGTAAATCTTATCAACTCTAGTTTCAAGTCTCACAAGCCTTTCGGAGTTGGTATTCACGCTATCGCGCATTGAACTGCCCCCGTTTGGCTTTAATTCATTGAGGTAATGCTTTACAAGCCATCTAACTGCCCCTGCAAATGCTGTAATTATAGCAATGACTGCAACGGCGATTGTAGCGTAATCGGTAGCGTTCATCGAACAAATCCCAATAACATCACTTGAACTGATCCTGCGCTTGTAATTGCGTAGAGGCTATCGCCAGGGTGAAGTAGCATTGTGAACTTTTCGCCATTATCTACTTTGTATCCATTATCAACTGTGACATCTGAGCCACCTAAATATGAAATTCCTGAAGAAGAATGAAAATGAATCTCTTGTGCTGATCCATCTACAGGAACAATCAATTGCCTTGTGGTGGTGATTGTAAAATGCCGTGAGAAAGCCACAGTTGCTCCTTAAATTCTAGCCCCCGATGAAATGAAACTTAGATAACGAGCGTGTCTGCTTCTTCAGCCGTTAGCGGTTGCCCTGCAACGAGCTTTGCCTTCGCACTTGCCTTGAGAGTTGCCAATGCGGAAGCGGCGGCATCCTCTTCGGCTTTGCGTGCGGCGGCAGCAATTGCATCTGCTTCCATCTCTGCAACCTCTGCGTCTGTGAGTTCAATGATTGACTCAACGCCTGTCTCGCAGTTGATTTCGATTCGTGTTGGATTAGGCATTTTTTACTCCATATAGGTAGGCGGATGAGTATTGTTCAAAATTCCCAGTATCTACTGCCAAGCCTATGCTCGTGATTGCAGCAGAATTTGACCAAAGCGATGCCATAAGCGTTTCACGACCAAGCGTTGAGTTGATTTCAACACTTGAATCTAAAGAAATAGATTTATTGTTGCTTGAGGTATAGCTTGGAATATATATAGAAAATGATGCAAAAGTATTTGCCGTTACTGTCGAGCCAGGAAGGTTTGACCAATAGTTAGTCGCTCCTGAATCAGAAAAAGCGGTAGTTCCATCTGAACCAACTCTTCTCCACGAGAAATTCGATGTGCTGCCGTTGATTGTTGGCACTAGAACGAATCCGCCAGGACCGCCTGAGTTTGCTGCTCTTACAGAAAGTTGCAGAGTTAGGTCTGTATAGGTGGCAGGAATCGCTGTAAATGTAAAAGATGCCGCACCGCCTGAACCTGCTGTGCTTGATGCAATAAGTTCAAAGGTATTTGCCATTATGCCGCCGCGATTCCGTAAATAGTTGCTATTCCAGCAGTAAAGCCACCGCCGCCAATTAAAAGGCGCAGTTCGTTTATTGCAGCTGTATTGCGCCAAGTACCTACAACAGCATTTACGCCCTTGCTTGCACTCTTAGCCGTACCGATAACTGATTTGTAAGTAGTCGCGTTGGAGTAATTCATAATATGATAGATATAGACCATATCTCCAACTGTGCCTGTGCCAGTCTGATCTGTGACTATTTGGTTAATACTTGTATCTCTAGCACTAGTAGCACTTGTGCCGTTGCCTATTAGTGCAGTATCAGAATAACTTGTACCTGTCGTATTGCCATTAAATTGCAGTCCTAAATCTAGGTTAGACGCAACTGTAAATTGAGTGACAAGAATTAAATCTGTGTAAGTCGAAGGAATTGAAGTAAAAGAGTATGAAGTACCGCTAGTGAGTGAGGTAGTCGCTATCGGCGTATAAGTTGATCCTGCTGCCATTGTCCGTTACCCCTTGATTCCGTAGAGTGCAAATGATGAGTATTGAGCAAATGTGCCAGCCGAAGATTTTTGCAATTTGAGAGAAGTTATTGCGGCAGTGTTATTCCACAAATTAGACGTTAAGCCAATCCATCCTGATCCATTAGCATCGTAGCCACCAAAGTTTCTGACTGTTTTAAGTTTATTGGTATTTGTATAATCCAATACATCTATTACAGCACTTCCCCACTCGGTACTAAATTGAACTCCTAGACCAGATGCATTAAATCCACCGCCGCCAGCAGATGCCGCCGACCCTGTACCCTGTAGGTAGTGGTAGGTGTAGTTAGAGCCTGTATCGCCATTAAGTTTAATCTCAGTCCAATCACCAGCCGAAAACTTGGCTAATACTCTTACCTGTAAATGCTTAAACGTGCTAGGTATAGAAGTAAATTCAATACTTGCAGAGCCGCCTGAACCTACGGTTATAGTCTGAATAGACTCATAAGAACCTGTTACTGCTTTGCTGCCGCTTATTGAACTAGCAATAATGCCTAGAATTGGACTCATTATGCGAGATCGCCAACCACTAACCAGGAGTTTGCTGCGAGCTTGATTGCACTTGCGGCGCTATTGACCACTCTCAACTTGGGGGTAGCACTTGTGGCTCCTGTTGAAATCACAGTAGTTGTTCCCGGTGTTGTTGCACCGATAGTTGGCTGACCTGCGCCCGTAATCCATACAAAGTGAATTTCAGTGCCGATTGCAAAGTTAAATGTGGCATCGGTAGGGATGTTGAACTGCTGCGTTGCAGCATTGTTCATTGAGAATAAGTAGCCTTCATCGCCACTTGCTACGGTATAGGCAGCAGTCTTTGCTGAATAACCAATAGCAATCTTTGGCGTGGTGATAACAGGGGAAGTAAGTGTCTTATTTGTAAGCGTATCTGTGGTCGCTTTGCCAACAAGAGTATCTGTTGAAGTAGGCAATGTAATCGTGCCTGTGTTGCTGATTGAAGAAATGATTGGCGCTGTAAGTGTCTTATTTGTAAGAGTCTGAGCGGTTGTCTTATCAACTGTGGTTGCGGTGTCAATGGAAAGAGTTACAGCGCCCGATGTGCCGCCACCGCTTAATCCTGTGCCAGCAGAAACTTGCGTGATGTCTCCTGGGTTTGAGATGCTTACCCAAGATGAGCCGTCATAGTATTCAGTTGCGTTTGTATCATCAAGGTATGAGAACATTCCCTCAGCTACTACGCCTGAAAGAGCAGTGGTTCGAGCTGCAGAATTTGCAAACTTCATAATCGTTTGCTGCATCAAGTAGCCATCAACCTGTGCCGATGTAAGCACCTGACCAACTGTGAAATCCTTGAACCCTAGACCTGCCATTTATTGCTCCTTATTTAATATGACAACACTGCGTTAGCGTTATCAAGTGTTCCCTGAGTTGCTGAATCTAAAATAAATGCTTGAATCAAAGGCTCGGATGTATAGATAGTAGTATTCCATACTTTAGGCGTAATTTCGTGGGCTACTCCTTGGCAGAATAGTTCACGGGTTACTACTGATCCACCTGGCATTTGCTTGGTGATATTGAGAAGGTCAAAAATCTCCATTCCAAGCCCTGCCTTGATGCGGTCATTGGCGCTGGCATTGGTATCAAATAGATTCAATGTCATCGAATCAATGCGCAAGATGGCATCTTTGCGAGAGTTCAAGAGCATAATTGCTTGGTTATAGGCTTCGGTATCGCTTTGAACCAAAATGCCCGTGCGTTGGCCTGAATGAATAAAGTATGTATTGATTGATGTGGCATCCTGCACATTTTGAGCTACGCCACCCAAGGCTTGAACCGTCACATCATTCACAATGAGTTGGTCATCATAGGCAAAGTCAATTCCTGCATAGCCGATTCCTGTGCCAGTATCGGTGAAGATATATGGAGTCTCATCGGCTTTAAGCGAGACTGTT